ACCCATGATGGTGACGCCGTAACGCCGTGCTCTTTCCTCCCTGAGTTCCTTCACACGCTCCACAACATGCGGATAATCCCGACCGTTTAACAACACCGCCGCTTGCTTCCCCGACAGACGGTGCGAGTACCCAGCCATTCTTGCGCTGCTCGTATTAGTATAGATGCCTTCTGCAACATGCTTGGCAAATGTCTCCTGCCGTGTTGTCAAACACGGGCGATGTTTGCCCGTTTCTTGTGCCATTTTGCTCCCTTTTCGGTGTAATCAGTTTGTAATCATTGTAATCAATTTCACCAGAAAACGCCAACTAAAAGTAGTCGGGCGCAACCGGAGGGCGAGTACCGTGTCACAATTAAGGACTATTTCTAGGGGTTTTGTAATCATTGTAATCACCTTGTAATCACTCTGGGCTGGCTTAGTCCATGTTCTAAAAGGATAATTGTTAGGGTGATTACAAGATTACAAAGATTACAGGATTTTTTTAGTTTTTTTTTTTTTTTTAAAATATCTGGAAAAAGGTCTTTATGTACTCTTGTAATCAGTAACGTACCATGCCATATGAGTAGGGTATCATCATTTATGGAGGTTTAAGATGAGCAAGCAGCAAGAACTAATGAAGAATATCGCTGACAATGTTGTTGGCATGATGAAGGAGCACGGTGCGGATTGGGCCAAGCCGTGGCGCAAGGCGGTTGGTGCAACGGGTGAGCCGTTGAGTGCCAAGAAGCGTCATTACACTGGGATCAATCGCATGAACCTTGGCCTTGTGATCGCGTTGCAAGGTTATAGCTCTCCGGTCTTTGGCACGTTTAAGCAGTGGAAGTCATTGGGTGCCAAGGTCAAGAAGGGATCGTCTGGCATTCCTGTTGTTTTTTACAGTCCGATTAAGATCAAGGACAAGAAGACCGACGAGGACAAGACGGTTCCAATGTTGAAGGCATTTTATGTGTTTAACGCTGATCAGGTTGAGGGTTGGAACGGTGATTGGATCAAGGACCAAGCTCCGGAGGATCAGGCTTGGGAGGACGCTGTTGATGCTGATGCCTTGATAGAGGCATGTGGTGCCACGTTTCATCACACTCAGGGCAATCGTGCTTATTACAATCGCGGGTCTGACAGTGTGACGGTTCCATTGCGTTCACAATTCAAGGACGCGAGTGGGTATTATGGCACGGCGTTTCATGAGTTGGTTCATTGGACGGGTCATAAGTCTCGCTTGGACCGTGAGTTTGGCAATCGGTTTGGCGATGCCAAGTATGCGATGGAGGAGTTGGTTGCTGAGTTGGGCGCGGTTATGTTGTCGATCATTAGTAAGGTTGATGTTGATCCGGCTCCGGACCATGCCAAATATTTGAACTCTTGGATACGCATGTTGGGTGAGCATCCCAACGCCATCATCAAGGCCACGTCCGCCGCTCAGAAGGCATCTGAGTACATTTTGCAATCATCTAATGCTCAGGTCGCGCAAGCGGCCTGAGAGGGGAGGATATAACATGTGGAAATTAACGTATGCGGTAGACAGTTTGGACCCTGATCCGATGGTCAAGAGTTTTGAAGAGTTTACTGAGCTGACAGAATGGTTGGATGACGAGATATCTAGGCGCGTTCAATGGCGTGTTGATCATAGTTCTGAGTTTATATCTGATGAGGATTTATCTGATTTCAGGGAAGCTGAAGCGGCCTTAGTTCGCATTGATGAAGGAGATGAGGCATGACGTATAAATTCAAAAAGATCACTCATAACAGTCTGGGGCGAGAGCTTGATTTGCCTGAATATGATTACCGTGGGTTTCGGTTTGTCAACAAGCCGTGGAAAAACTGCCACGGTCATTGGCAAGCTACTCAGCGAGGAAGCGGCAAGCGGTTTGTTCATAACACTCGCAAGATGGTTAAGTTTCACGTTGATAATTTCATATTACGTTACCCACAAAACGGTTCAGGAGAAGAGACATGAAGCAGCAAGAGATATTCAACAAGGCATCGGCTCATTTAAGAAGCATGGACGGTCCATCGTTAGATGATATGGGGGATAGTTGCATGTACCGTGGTGAGGACGGTGCGATGTGCGCGGTTGGCGTATTCATATCAGACGAGCATTATTTCACTGACATGGAGGGCGGTGGAATAGACGGCTCTAACATGAGGGCGAGGGAGGCGGTTGCCTTATCGTGGGGTCAGGATTGTTTAGAGGACAAGCAGTTAGATTTGTTGTCTGATTTGCAGCACGCGCATGACCAAGGTTCGCGGTGCGAGGATTGGTCTGATCAGATTGTTTGGGCATTGGAGCGCATAGCGAGGAAGCATGGGTTGGAGGTCAGCGCATGATAAAGTCACCGTATGATCGTGGCAGTGCGGACGCTTATTACAGGCGGCGTCCGGACCCGCATTGGTATCCGGAGGGCATTGTTAAGGGTGCGAGGATCACTGACATGACTGATGAGCAGGTTGCGGATTACTATCGCGGCTATGAGCAGGAGGAGGACAGGAAGGAATGGGAATGAGATACAAGGTTTGGTTACGATATGGCACGAGGGGCCAAGACACGAGGGACATTTTTCGGGAGGTTGAGGCATTGAGCGAGGGCCATGCTCTTTCTTTGGTGCAATCAATGGCGAAGGATTATTCGAGGACGTTTGATAGTAACGTAACCTCACCCATACAGGGGGAGGAGACTGACGCTCACTGGGATTACAAGTTGCTCAGGGCCAAGGCGCGAGAGGTTTTGACTGAGTTAGAGTACGAGACATTGCAGAATGCTTTGATGTTGGCGTGTAAGTATTACACGCAGGATAGAAAGGAAGCGACGATGAAACTGGGAAGGATATTTCATGACTAAGGTATGCGCTCATTACATTGTGGAGAGGTTAGTTGAGATATCCAAGAAGGTTGAGGAGGACATTAAGTTAAACCCTGACGTTGATGTATTCTCTGATCTTTTGGTTGAGGAGTTACGACACGAGCTTATTTTTAACATGGGCGTTGATGCCCACAACGCATGGAAGGAAGGAAAGTAATGAAAGCCACGATCACGATCACACAAAGGATGCTCAACAAAAGCATCATAGACGCCAATAAGAGCGTTGTGAATTTATTCTTACGCAACTTGGTACACCGAGGTTACGTGAACATAGACAACGGTGCGAAGCAGATTGTTAGAGCGGTTTATGATGACGGTTCTGGATACACTGAGACAGAGATCAGGCTGTATCGGCGTCCTCGTGGCGATAAGCTTCTATCCATCAAAGGGCTGTCGAAACGGGCCACGGCGGGGGATGTAGTAACGATTGAGTACGATGAGAAGATAGGGGCCGTGGTGCGAGTATCTTCTGTAGAAATTGAGACGGTGGAGGTAATTGAATGACCCCACAAGAGCGGAGAATACAATATCTGACCGTAACGGCGGCGGACAACAAGCGCATGTTAGATCACAACGGTGGCAGTCAGAAGTACGGTCAGAAGCATACATCTGAGTGTTCGGGCAGGCAGAAGCGTCCGGAAACAGTTGCTTTGATTTCTTTGGTGGATGAGGGTGTTGGGGTACAGGAAGCCGCAAGAGCCGCAGGTTTAAGCCTGCGGCAAGCCCGAGACATTTTAAGACGAAGGAGAGAATAATGGTAACTGTTGTTACAGATAAGAGCATGTGGTCCGAAGAAGAGTTTGAGGACTGTGTTGAGAGGTTCGGGGAGTTTCTGGCAGAACTTCACGAAGAGAAGCGTGATCCGGACCTAATGGTTCCGGTCATGTTTGGGATATTGGTTGATATGATGATTGATGTTCACGGGCCTGAAGACGCCCGTGAGATGATGGGTATCAACGTAATAGCTCAATGTAGCAAAGCGTCTGGTGACGCAACAACAATGCATTAGGAGGAACAATGCAGCAACTAACTGGATTAATACAAAGTCACGAAGTTTATGTAGAAAACATCTTTCCACAGGGCCACGGTTTTGGGGTAACAACGGGTGGAGAGAGCGTTTTCTTTGACCCGATCTTTGTGCGAAAGCATGGGGTGGAAGAGGGGTTGATGGAGACGTATGTTGTTGTGGCAAACGCTCCGGACAAGAGAGATAGAACCCCTTGGAGAGCCGTGGGTGTTAAGCCTATGAACGGTTCAACGGCGGAGCCGATCCCTGTGCAAGCATCTGTGAAAAAGGTTCCCACACCGGACGAGGTAGATCGTTTGGTGTTGGATGTAATGGGCGATACTCACGAGAACGTGCAGGACGATGCATGGTCGTGTGGAGAACTGGCCTATGAGTTGGAGTTAGACAGTCAGACGGTAAGTAATTCACTACATAGATTGTTTGCTCAGGGTAAGCTTGTTAAGAACATCACGCACCAACGTCCGGGGCTTTCATCTAGGGGTTCGTTCATTCGGTGGTCGATAGACGTTGGGGCTTTCTTTCCACCGTCGAAAGAAGTTCTAGAACTGGAGAAGACTATTGCAGAAGACTGATAAGAAATACGTGACCGTGACAATTCGGTCAGATGATTTGGAAATCCTTCGGAGGATCGCGGTGCGAGAGCGGAGGTCCATGCTGCAACAGTTATCGTTAATTATTAATAAGTTTTCTGACGAAGAATAGTTTTTTTCTTCTATGAACGACAGAACGAGGCCCGATTTTATCGTCGGGCCTCGTTCCATTTGCCCTTCTTACCCGCGAGGGTTTCGGGCTTTTCTTTACTATAGCCTCGTATCTGTGTGACGTTGAGGGATGACTTTTTTAACCCCCTCAGATACGCCCTTGCCACGTCCTCAGTCAAGCCTGTTTGTTCTGATAGGACCGTGGCCCCAGTGTCGAGGGTCCGCAACCCTTTTTTAAAGTCCACCATTGTTTCGATGATGTCCTCGTGGGTTGCGGGTTTTTTTACACGGTTAGCCATTCTCTTGCTTGTTCCCCTAGAACCGCTGCACCTATGTTGATTTTGTTTCTCAAAGCTTTGACGATCTTTTCATCAATCGTTTTCTCTGTGATGAGATCAACGTATGTCACTGGGTTATGTTGCCCGATGCGGTGAGCGCGGTCCTCTGATTGTATTCTAGTTTCGAGGTTGAAGTCATTGGCATAGTAGACCACGAGGTTTGCTTCAGTCAATGTCAGACCGTACCCTGCGGTTGCGGGGTTGCCAACAAAGAACCTGAGTTTATCCCCGTTTTGAAAGTCCTTCACGATCTGGCTACGTTTATCATCGGATGTATCCCCGAAGTATGCAGCGGCACAGCCCTCACCAAACCGTTTGTTTAATGCCTCAGTAATTGTTTGTATGTCGTGCCGAAACCGTGACCAGATTATGGCTTTGCCTTGGTGTTCTTCTATTATTTCAAGCAGCGCATCCAATCTGGTTGAGGGGAACGTAAGCATCTCGCCCTCATCTGTCTTGAGATGACCGGACATAACTTGCTGCATGCGTAGGAGTTGGGTGATTACAGCGGGGGCCGTGGTCATTTCACCATCCTCGAACATCACCATAGCATTGGTCCGAAGTCCTTCATACATTCGGCGTTGCTCCGGCGTCATAGATACATTTCGATAGGTGTATATCTTTTCGGGCAAGTCGAGGCAGTCTTTCTTTAGGACCCGAAAGGAAAACGAATCTATTCTGTCGGTGAGTTCGTCTATGTTTTTGTATCCCAGTATTTGAGTGAAGGCAGTGGCACCCATTTTTACCTTTTGCATAACGGCGTATCGACTTTGAAAGGCCCAGAATGATTCGAAGCCCATGATTCCGGAGCGTAGAAACTCTGCTTGCGCCCAGATATCCATCGGGCTTTTGGTAACGGGTGATCCGGTGAGCAGCCGCCTGTATCTAAAGTTCTGAGCAATCTTGAGCAGGGCCTTGGTGCGTTTGGCCTTGGGGTTTTTGATCGTGGTGCTTTCATCCACGGCAATCATACCACGGGACCCGTATCGTTTAGAAAACCATTCCCCTGCGGTCCTACCTTTGAGGGAACTGAAAGCTTCAACGTTCATGACGAAGATCGTCAAGCCCTCGAAGGGTTCTTGAACCGCCCTCATTTCTTCTTGCTGTTTTTTGTTTCCCCCTGCAACCCAGCGGATTACACGG